TTGTTCCTGCGTGTCGAAATAGACGGTTAGCTCCGGCCACCCGAAGGGGTCGATAAGCTTTCCGCCAAACGATGCGCTAGAACGAAGCGAGGCGCGGAAGTCCCGACAAAACCGTCGGTAGCGCGAAGACCGAGAGACGGCACTAAAGCCTCCACTTAGGTAGGTTCGTCCCCCAAAGTCTGATGAGACTCCGGGTTCGAACTCCAGGGAAGCTGTGCCTTGATCGAGCAAGTACTGCTGCAATCGTTGAGAGTCGATGCTCGTCGAGTAGGTGTCACCCCCGCCTGGGGTGCCCATTCTGACGACACGATACTCCGACATGCCGGTAAAGGCTCTCTCGTGTAGGTAGCTGGCCAGTTTGACCTGGAACGGAGTTGCCGTTGCCTTCCCAATGAGGGGTAGGCCCAGACCACCAAGGGTCCTCGGGATAAACCAGTTCATAGATTTCGGTGCAAGGTCCAGAACCTCACGATTTAGCCGAATGAACTCGGTCATTAACTTCTGCGCTTGAACGTCGCTAAACCCGCGCAACGCACTGGCAGCCCTGCTAGCGATGGACATGGAGAACTCTCCCTCACCGATCAATTGACCGATTTGGTTGTTTTCCCCGCGTCCTCCACCAGTGCCAGAGAGGAGGTGCATGTTTACGTACGGTACATATTCGAAACGTACCGACGTTGGTGTCCAGGGTCCCCGGAGAACTTCGTACATTTCCGAGTTCAAGATAATGAACCGGTCCGACTTGTAGTTCTTTCCGAGGGAGGTCTCGAGACCCGCCCTGGTTACCACCTCCACCCATGTCTTGTACTGGGACTCCGTCGAGACGAATCCGATGTCATCGCCGTTGATCAACATCCCCGCTTTACGCAGGGACATCGGTCGCGGTCGGTTCCAACAGGAATCGTCGCCAGAGCCCATGAAGCCATAGGCGTTTGCGCGCGTGCAACGCTTGCAGGTGTGCGAGTGTTGTCGCCGCTGGTCTAGCTCGAATGACCAGCGACTAAGAGCTGCGTTTACAATGCAGAGGACGGGAAAGCTCATTGGAGAGCCCATTAGTTGACCCCATAGTTGGGGGGTCCTTACCCCGTTGGCGATCACCTCATGGTGTATCAGACAGTCTGTAAAGAGCTTAGTCCACTCAGGACCTAGCTCCAGACTCTCGCCAAACTGTTCCGCTGCAGCCCTAGAGAGGGCAGGGTCCACATTGTCGGTCGCCGCGGAGTAGTCTCCCGAAACCAAGAAGGCATCCTCCTCAGAGAGGAAGTCACCAAATTCGGTCTCGAGACGCTCCGCTGTTAGCGGCCCGCCGATCAAGCAGAACGTCGGATGGTTCTTGACCACCGACCAGATATGTTTCTGCAGGTATCGGGCGAGATAGTATTCTCGGACAGGACCCTTTGTAATCATGCGTACCTTCCAGGCCTCGCGTAGGGCCACGGGTTCGCACGGGAGACGCGGACGTGAGAGTTCAGTAGCACCAACGCAGGTAACTGCGTAGTCGTAGGACGCCATGCGGTCCTTCCAGTGCTTTTCTACCAGGTCCTCGGCGAGGTCGCTTAGGCCTCCGGGACACATGGTCGCGAACTCGTGCAGATCAACTGCATCAACG